CTATCTTTTACAACTTTTCCTGTTTTGTTATCATAAATCTTATCTGAACTATCATAATAGAATCTAATTTCGTTGTCGCTTTCAAATACGTAACGCATTGAACGATTAGTAATAGTATATTTTTCACCGTCAGTTTCAAATATTAATAACCAACTTGCATCTAACTGTTGATTAGTAACATCTCCGGTTTTACCAGTACTAAAATCTGTACCTATAGAAAGATTATTTTCAGTGACCAATCTCCACTGGCCTGCGACTTGATCAAAGCGTAAACCAAATGTTCTCTGTGCAAATATCTGATCAATAATTTGTTGCTTTACCCCGGACTCTAAATTATTAGCAAGAGCCGGTTTAATTTCAGCTAGAATTGCACCTGTTGGTATAACATCGTTAAAAACAACTGCGCCAAGACCGTTTTCTCTTTGTTCGAATCCAGTGCCATTAATGCTGATAACTTTAACCCATTTGTAGTAGGTATCTCCTAATTCTTTTGCAGGTCCCGAAACTAATTGTCCTTTTGAATTAAAGTGGTCTGTTGATACATCGGGATCAGTAGGGTTTGATTTGGCAACAAATCCAGGAGAAATTAACTTTATTAAGCTTCCTGGATTAATTAGTCTTAAAATAGAACCAGTAAATCTACCAAGCGTAGACGGTATGTCTTCTGTGTTTTTAAAATAACCACTGCTTAGATTTGTTTCTGCTGTTTCCTGTACCCAGTTAACTCCTAAATCTTCAGTTAAAATTCTTGGAAATCTATCGAAGTAAAAATTTCTTACCTTTGTACTTCCTAGTATAGGAGTTACTACATTTTCTACTGCGCCTTCTACGTCTGTTCTTGTTGTAAAAGTAAAACTAGTAATATTATTTTGATATTCTTTATAAACAACCCCGTCGTTTCCATAAAGAGTTGTTTGGCTATATTTTCCAGTAGCATCTATTAGATCAAAATATCTACTAATGCCGCTTGAAGTTCTATTAGCTGCTTTGACTTTTACAATTTGTTGGTTTATTCCTAACGGAGCAAGCTGATAATCTTCACCTGTTACCATTCTATTTTGTGTATAGTATGTTGCAGGAGCATTTAGTTTAATACTATCTGAAGATTCCGAATTTGCGCTGTTATCTACAGTATATTTTAAACTGTATGTAAGATTAATTGTTTCTATTTTACCTCTTTTAGAAAGGTATTGTATAGAAATGCTTATACCTTTAAAGAATCTAGGTGTAACCGTTACACGCTGATTTAGACTTGTTCTAAAATAGATTTTAAATTGGCCTCGAGGTAATGCACCAAATGTGCCATCGGAGAACATTAGCGTAATTCTGTCATCTGTTCTAGTTAAAACACTGTAAATGTTTCTCTGTTCTTTGGTAAGATTATTATAGATAATATTGTTACCTTCAATAGCAGCAACTTTGGTCCATAGCTCTTCTTCGTTACCAAGGCTGTTAAGCTTGTACAACCAAACGTCTGAATTATTAATGTTTGGAGTTTCAATTGCAACACTCTGATTCGAACTAGGATTATTAATAGTAAAAAATCCTTGATCTAGGGTACCTTGGCGGAAATGACTAAAGAATCCGTTGTTTGAACTTGACGGACCTTTGCCGTCATCTCTATAAAGGAATGCAAAATTGTTACCCGGAAACGGTGCTTCTTCAACAATAGAATCGTCGGTAATATCTGTTGATATTATTTCAAATCTTACAGCTCTGCCATCCACAGTTTTATTAAAGTTATACGCAGGAACATCAGTATTAACACTGCTTAGTCTATACTGTTCTGTATCGATACCTGCAATTGTTTGCTTTTTACTGGGTCTACCAAAAGTTCCGTTAACCGGAAGTGCAGTATTAAGAACTTTAATAAACTGTTCATACCAATCTTCGTTGCTAGGATCATTCCACACAATAGTTTGGTTTTGTAGATTAACATTATTGCTATCTCTAATTTCTTCCGACGTTCTTACACTGTCTAACTTTAAAAGACCATTAGCTGCTTGGTTACGCTTGGGATTGTAGGAAAGCAAGCGTGCAAGACGCAGCACACTTTCTCGACGCTCTGCTAGTTCGAGATAGTTTTCTCTAGCATTAAGATCAACACGGAAAGCAATATTTTGACCAAGGAAGGCAATAAGATCAATTAGTGCTAGATATTCTGAGCTTTCTACATAGTCGTTAAAATCTTCTGGATAGTTTTCTCGCAAATACTGGATCATTGTTCGACGTAGATTGTCGAAGTCGTAATTTTTAAAATCAGCGTTGCGAAAACTTTGATAAACTCGTTTCCAGTCTTCCGCAAGTAAGAGTCTATTTTGTCTATCTGTAGATGACATTTGCGTATCCTTGTTTGTTATTATATTTAGCTACTTTAGATAAGTGCGTATATAATTATTCGTTTAGAAAGCCTGCATTTTCGTCAAATCTTAAACGCACTTTTTCAACAATCGAATAGGGCAAATAAACAAGCTCGCAGTCAATTAGTATGCCTTGTTCGTAGCTATCAACAATTATTTGATTAACATTTACTCGTGGATCGTAATTGATAATTTTAGAAACATTATTAATAACTGCATTTCTTACTTCGTCAGTTAGAGGTTCAAACAGAATATCCCAAACAATTGTACCAAATTCAGGATCGCTTAATTTTTCTCCTTGACGAATATGGAAGTGGTTTATAATATCTTGTTTAATTAATGCAATGTCGTACAACACATGAGAGTCTGCATCAGGATCTACAGTACTAAATCCTACATATGTAGGACTTTCATCAGTAAGTTTATCCTTATTATTTCTAGGTCTTACAGATACTTCTTTGTAAAGTTTTTTCTCTAAACTGCTCATAACGTATTTACCTTAAGTTTGATGGCGGAAGGTATCGGGTATAGACGGAAATACAAATTCTGCCTGCTCGGGCTGTTCTTCATTAGGATCAGCTGCCTGCGTTTCATCAGGAATATACTTTTCTGGATCTAGGTGTTCGTGTTCGGGCCATGGTTCGTGTTGCGGAACACGTTTTGGCACACTAGCATCTGTAGCTTCTGTTGCTGCGGTACTACTATTCATGAAAATTCCGCCTTCGGCAGTTTCTGCATGAATATCAGCTTTAATACTAGATGTACCAGCACAAGATAATTTTCCGTCTGCACCTGCTTTAATTTCATAGTTTGCTCCCGCAGTTGCAAATATATTTTCATCGCCGGTTAGGTTAACGTTATTAGTTGCTCTAAAATTAATATCTCTATCTGCTGTAAAGTTTATGTCGTTTTCAGAATGGAAACTTATACTGTCTTTTGCATAAACATCTATCTTACCATTGCCGGTCATTTCGATCCAGCTGTTTCCGCTACCATGGGAAATATAAATCAAGTCTTCTGTGTTGTGCAGAAGTATTTGATGACCCATTCTTGTTTTAATTCTTACAAGATCGTTAGCAGGCAATGTTACATCACCGTCAGTGTCACCTGCATCAACATCTGCATACTCTAATGGTCCGGCTTCGTCGCCCGCTGCGGGTTTTTTACGCAACAAGCTCATATCACCGTCGTCCATTACAAACGAACTACCACCCAATCTATTAAAAGGAGCATTAACTTGCGCACCTGGTTTTCCGTATAAGTGAGTAGGTCCGTTTCTGTCAGGCGGGCCTGGTGTGCTCCATCCAAACACCATACTAGGAGCTTCTCTTCTGCCGCTGCTAGTATTTGTACCTCTTACATGGTCTTGCTTTAATCCTTGTGTTTCTAGTCTAGTAATTGCAGTTTCGTTAGCTGGTTTTGTAATTCTATTAGCTACTACTTGTGCATTATCTTGAGTTCGTTTGTTATATTCACCAACAGGTAGAGCAGTGCTTCGATCTGAAGAATTATAAGTAGTTGCACTCTGTCCCGGAGTCATAAAATTAGTTTGCAATTCAGGAATACATCCGATCCAGTATGCATTTGCAAAGTTTCCTTCGGGCATAACAACTATAACTTGTGTTCCGATATCCGGAGGCACTGCCCAAAACCCGTAACTCTTTTGTGTGTTTGCATAACCGTCGCTTTCAGTTACACCACTGAAGGGCGTCTGTCCCCAAAATGGGCTTGCATAACTACACTGTACAAAATCTCTTCCAGAACCGCCATTATTTGTTCTGTGCAAAATTTCTACTTCTAGAGAACCCATAAAATTAGTATCAAGGTGATTTACTACTCGTCCTATATATACGCCCGGACCCGGAGTAGTTCTATGTGGCGTTCTACGATCTTCCATTATTCGTTAAGTCCTTCAACATCGTCACGGATATCGTTTTTACCATCACCGTCGTTTCCTAGACCAAGTGCTCTGCCAGCTGCCGATCCTCTAAATGCACTTATAACATCGCCTATACTAGGTAATAATTCTTGGTTTCTTTTTCTACCAAGTGTTAATTGTTGCGTAAATTTTCCGTCTGTAAACCTATTTTCAACTTCAAGTACTTGATATACTCCACTAAAGAAACTGATAGGTATAAATCCACCTAGCGGATACTTAACAAATCCGTCATCCTCGTCATAATCTACCGGGGTTCTAAAATTTAATGCAATAAGAACTTGACCACCTATAGGATTCATTGCGCCGTCGATTGTAATTGCACTGTTTATAGGATTGGGTATTCCTAAAATATTAGAGATACCTATATCTGACAAATAATACGGATCTCCGTGTATAGTAAGGTCTATTTGGATCATATCATTTGAACTATTAATAATCATGTCGTTCATGTTTCTTGCAACTTGAACTTCGGTATCATCCTGCGGGCCGCCGCCGTTATTACCAGTATCGGTTCCGGCAACTTCAGTTGTTTCGGCAGCGCCGGCTGTACCTACTTGTCCTGCTCTGCCGCCAGTTCCAGTTGTGCCTGCTGGTTGAGGGTCTCCTTTAAAGAATTGTTCAACTGCATCTAAGATAGTGCCAGCTGAAGTCTGGCCTCTATTACCAACAATGCCTGTTTGGAAAGCCGTATTAAATTGTAAATCTAAATCTATAATATCTTTATTTTGTCCTGTATAGATATAATTGTAAGCTTTTATTGTTTGTGCCTGGCGTAAAACATTAGATAGTGTAGACGACGTTGGTGCCGAAACATCTCCCTCATCTACTTTGTAAGTTAATACTTGATACACATAAATTCTAGGACTTCTTCCGGTAATTAATCCTCCAAATATACTAGAAGCGTTGTAAACTTGAGGTACTACTATGAAATGTGTAATTTGGCCGTTTTCGTCTGGTTCTTCATTGGCTAAATTTCTTCCGAAGTCGCTGTTTAATACAAGTTCTTCAATCATGTCTTGTATCCTTGTACCGGAAGGAAAGGAAAATGACTGTGTATCAGAATTGTAAGATAGATCACCTCTTCTAAAAAATCCTGAGTTATTTTCGTCTTCTATAAATCCGGCTTCTTGCATTGGACTACCCCTACCAGGCGGACGACCTCTAGGTAAAATTCTAGCGTTGCCTATAGAATTTATATTTGATTCTGCTGCGGTTCTTAATTGCTGTGCTAGGGCAGATCCTAATACCTGTACTCCGGGCAATTCTTGTAAACGTGCTTCTAAATCTGCCGGAATGTCTCCTGCATTGCTTCCTGCAATTGATTCGTATAATACTTGATAATTTGGTCCTAGAGTTGCTGCACCTAAACTAGATGCAAGGCCGCCGAGACCTTGCTCTACAATTCCTTCTTGAGGGAAGGAAATTATATAATAATCTGCTGCTGGAACTTGTCCTGCTTCTTCAAGATCGATCTGTCTAGAGTTGAGCTTTGATGCTAAACTTTCTGCCCCGGATTGCAGAGCTTCAGAAACTGTTTGTCCTTTTATCTGCATGTCAGTAACAACACTTTGTGTATTGTCTGTCATTGCTGTTTCGTTATAAGGAGCTCCCATGCATTCGTATACTGCGCCCGCTTCTGTTACAGACATATCGGCTTGTACAAATCTAAAAGGAATGTGTCTACGACTAAACATAGGACTAACTACATTACCCTCGTCGTCATACCCTATAAATTCTATTGATAAGACAAACGGTGCAGCAACATAATTAGGATGGCCGCAAACCAGTGCTGCTGTTCTAAGATTATGTAAAAACTGTCCCATTGAATATGGTTCGATAATTTTAAAACTTAACGAGGTTGCATTAGACAGTCGTGTTCCAGGATTCGGAGCGCAATGGCTTTTAATTTCTAAATCTTCGATAAAAAATTCAACCATACCGTCTGTTTCATATAGTGTTGGTATTTTATTTCCGCCAGTTCCGCCACTACGAAGTATTTTTACCGCAGGTCCTAATGTTCTATACGACAATGGAAAATTTAATTCTAAATTAGTAAGACAGCCTAGTGTAATATTGTACGAATAACTTGCAAATTGATCAAGTTCGTTTCTGTAGGGAGGAAATCCTTGTCCGGCTAATGCTAACACACCTCCTAGTGTAGGATTTTTAACAATATCTACAACTGTATTAACCTTTTGAGCTACATCAAACACGGGCGCAACCGCTTCTCCTACAGCACCGGCAACTATTCCAGTAACAGCAGAGCCTGCTGTGCCTACAATTGCATTAGTAGTTCCTGCTACTACTGAAGCTGCTCCTTGAACAGCATTACTAGAAGCAACAGTAATAGAATTACCTGTTGGAGTTCTTATTAGGTTACCACTCGGGTCAACTTGATTTGCCATATTATATTCCTAGCTGATTTTGTAAGTTTGGGCCTTTAGGCAAATATATTTCTAAGCCTGGGACTAAGTCATTTATTGGATCTTTTAGTACATTCATATTTCTCTGAGCAAACACCCACCAAAGTTTCTGTGTCCCATATAGGTCGTATGCAAGGAGATCTGGTCTATATGCATACTGCGGTTGTACTAGATACAGTATGTCGTCATCTGCCGCTGGGATAGGTCTTATTTGAAGGAAGTCAAGATATTGGTTATTTCTAATAACTGTATTGTGCCAGGGGCTTGTTGATTCATAAGCTGCCATTAGATGAATCCTTTTCCGTTAACAACATATGCACCGTTAACAAATGCATCTAGACTAAAGTCTGTAACACTCTTTCTGCTGTAGGTTGGCTGTACAACTATGGATATAGAACTTCTAGTCGGAGCCCATGACCCGTTTTCACCTAGTCCTACCTGAATATAATCAACATCATTAGGTAATTCAACTGTAAACATTTGAACTGTTACAGGAACATCCTTAAACACATAGTCTCCGTATCCGTTAAGTTTTACTACAGGTGGCGGAGAGCCTTGATTACTACTGGCACCATATGACATTTTAGTAATACTTCTTAAGTAGTGTACCGCAGCAATCCAGTATTCGCCTTCTTTAGCATTTTCTACAAAAAAATCACCTACAATTGTCATAGCATTCACTTGACTGTTCTGATAAGCCGGAAATGGATAATTACTATGAGTAGGATGTAGAGAATTATAATTTGCTGTAGATTCTAGAATTATTTGAGGAGTATACGGAAACATAAATCCATTTGTTTCAAGCAACGGTTGCAACAGAGGACTGGTCTTGTATGACTGCGGAACGCTCAGTCTTACACGCCAGTCTAGGTCTGTTTTAGAGCCCCAATTAGCTTGGGTAAAGCCAATACTACCGGTTGGTACTGCTCCAGGCAATAAGCCAACAGCTCTAAGTGCTTTGCCAAAACCGGTATCGCTGATTGTGTCCGTAACTCGCTGGATTGGTTTATTGATAACTGTGTTAACAACACCTTCACCAAATTGGACAGCACTACCTGCTAAATTTTCTATGCTGCTTTGTGGATCGTTTGCCATGTTTGTCTCCTATACTACTATTTAGTTGACAAAATTAACTGCGTATATTATAATGTATTAACAATTTGGAGAAATTATGAGGAAACAAAATTATTTAAACAAC